CTTCGTTTCCTTAGACAAATGGCTTACGTTGTCTGCGCCACCTATTTTGATCCGCCTGCAGCTGAAGAGTTTCCTTCGGCTGAGGAATATGTTCGTGAAGGACATTGGACTGAAGTAGAGAAAGAACACAAATTAGCGGCCTGGAATGAGACCAATGGAATTCTCCTTAGTAAGGACTTTCGTGCGAAGATTTTTGTCAAGGCTGAAAGCTATCCTGAATTCGAGAAGCCGCCTCGTGGGATTTGTCCTCGTAGTGATCGTTACTTAATCACTATTGGTCGGGCTCAGCGGGTGATTGACCACCACTTTGCTCACTCTGACATTAGTATCAAATCCATTGAGCGGCCAATCCTCATGGACTGGTTAGCCCATCAAATTGGGCCCCTTTCCCCCAATTCACCTGGTCTATGGTTAAATGGTGACATGACTAGTTTTGAACATTCCGAGACCCCTGAGGTGCTCAACAACACGGAGTATCAATTCATTAAATATATGACGAAGAATTGCCCGTATCAGAAAGAAGTTCGCAGTGCCTGGTACCGTGGTATTTGTCGACCATCCAAGCTTTTGAATAAGCATTTCAAAGCCACTGTTCGATCCAGAATGAGTGGTGATGCCGACACATCCACGGGAAATGGGTTTGTGAATTATACAGTATGGTACGCAGTGACACGTCGCTGGGGATGGCTATGCCCCCTCCGTGGTTATGTTGAGGGAGACGATTCTATTTTTGCGTGCGACGGCCCCGTCCCACGCCTGCCGACCGGCGAGCTTGATCAAGCACAAGTAGCACGTGACTTCGCCGCGTTCGGGTTCAAGATCAAGTTAACGTTGGAGAGCGATTTCTACAATTGTGGGTTTCTTCAAATGTTTTATGACGTTGAGACCAACACAAATTTGGTAGACCCCATTAAGAAACTGGTTACAGTGGGTACGACACTCTCCGACATGGCCACAAATCCAAGGGCTACCCTAGAGCTACAATATGCGAAGATTTGCTCCTTATTGGTTGAG